ACAAAGAAGAATACAACAACTTTGTCAACACAAGAATTCTGTCAATATCTTTAATCATCTCTCAAACACTCACTAGAGATTTAATAACAAGTGAAAATAAATGTTTCCGTTTAAATCCTAGGTCACTTTACTCGTATAACATTACCGAATTAGTTAGTGCCGGAACACAAATGGTACAAATTGCAGCTTTAAGAAGAAATGAGTTGCGAGATTGGGTCGGACTACCGCCTGACGAAGACATGAACGAAATTATCGTACTTGAAAACTATCTTCCACAAAAAGAATTAGGAAATCAAAAAAAATTGAAGGGTGGTGAGAATGATGATGAATAAAAGAGAAAGTTATCTTACTACAAACTTTAATGCACGTAGTGAAGAAGATGGAAGACTTATTCTCGAAGGATACTTTATCAAATATGGAGTAGAAACAGAACTATGGCCAGGCTTCTTTGAACTGATTGAAAAAAGTGCAGTAGATAAAGCGTTAGGAAACAAACCAGATGTTAGAGCGTTATTTAATCACGATTCAAACTTGTGTTTAGGAAGAACTGGAAACAAAACTCTTCAATTAAAGTCAGATAACATTGGGTTATTTGGTGTTATTGAAATTAATAGTTCAGATCCTGATGCTGTTGGTGCTCATGCAAGAGTCCAACGAAAAGACATCGACGGATGTAGTTTTGGTTTTTGGGAGAACGGATATGAAATTATCGAGCGAACTGACGGGACTATCTTAAAGAAAGTTACAGAAATGGAACTGCTTGAAGTAAGTCCATGTACATTCCCAGCTTACCCTCAAACAGAAATCGCAGCTAGACAGAAAAATTATGAAGATTACAAAAAGGAAGCATTAAATATTCGAAAAAATATTTTAAAGGAGAAATTAAAAAATGAAAAATAAAGGTTTAGTTATCAAAGCAAAAATTTCAATGAGAAATAAAAAAATGGATGACATTAATAAAGTGTTGGAAGGAATCAACGCACGTTCTGCAGAACTATTATCTGCTATCGAAGCTTCTGAAACAGAAGAGGATTTAACAGCGCTTGAATCGCAAGTAGAAGAAGTTCAACAAGAATTAGATCAAAAAAGTTCTGAAAAAGAAGCGTTAGAAATTGAAATTGAAGAATTAAACGAAGAATTAAGAACAATCGAAGGGAAAGAGTTAAGTATGAAAAAAAATCGAAACAAACAAACTAATGAGATTGCAGAAACTAGAGAATTATTGAACGAGTACATTCGAAGCAAAGGGCAAAAACGAGAAGGATTAACAACCGTAGATGGTGGAGCTCTGATTCCAAAAGAAGTACTAGAACCTCAAAAAACAAAAGTTCGAAGTGTAGATTTAAGCAAGTTAGTACGTGTCGTTCCTGTAACTACTGGTTCTGGGGAATACGCTGTTATTAGCAAATCAAAAAACAAAATGAAAAAAACTTCAGAGTTAGAAAAAAATCCGGATTTAGCAAAAACACCAATTAATAAAGTTAATTGGACGGTAGATACTTATCGTGGAGAATTATCAGTATCTAAAGAAATGATTGATGACGCTAATTACAACATCATGGGATTAGTAGAAGAAGATGCTGTTAACCAAGAAGTTAATACTAAGAACTTTGAAATTGCGTCTATTTTGAAGAGTGCAACTGCTGTTAATGCTTCAGGATTTGACGGCCTTAAAGATGTAATTAATAAGAAAATTCCATCTGTTTACGACGTTTCTATTGTAGCTACAGATTCTATGTTTAGTGCTTTAGACAAAGTGAAAGACAAAGAAGGACGCTATATGTTGCAACCAGATCCAACATCTCCTACTGGATATAAATTTAAAAATAAAATTATTTATACTGTCCCAGATGATTTATTAGGAGCAGAAAACGACATGAAAGCATTCATTGGTGATGTATATGAATTTGTCGCTTTATTTGACCGTGAACAAACTACAGTTAAGTGGACACCTAATGAAATTTATGGAGAAAAACTAGGTTTATTCTCTCGTTTTGGTTTAACTAAGACAAATGAAGAAGCAGGAGCATTTGTAACGTATACAGATGCAGTATAGGAGGAATGAATAATGACATATGTAGTAATTAGAAGTTTTGCTGATATGACTGACTGTTCGGAAGAATTTCCGAACGGTCGTATTTATAACGTAGGAGATATTTTTCCTACTTCAGGAGTTACTAAAACAAGATTAAGAGAGTTGTCAACCTCAGATAATCGAGCAGGATTTCTATTCATCAAACTAGTTGAAGAAGGAGATGAAGAAAATGGAGCAACAGAAACAACAGGAGTCGAAGACGAAGGAGGAACTGAAGAAACAACTGATTCAACTGGAGAAAACACCGTTACTGGAGATACTGAAGGCTAAACTCGGAATCAGTGGAGAATTTAGAGATAAGTATTTAAAACACTTATTAAAATCAGTAATTGATGAACTTTCTAATCAGAAAGGAATCAAATTAAATTTAGAAAACTATCACCACATGGATTTCATAATCGATTATGCAGCATTTAGATATGATAATAGAGACAACAATATTATTATGCCAAAGCACTTACAATATCGATTACACAATCTCTTGTTGGAAAATTTAAGAGGGGAAAATAATGTGGGATAAAGAAATAACTTTAATAAAGAAAACAATTGATGCAACGGATGAATTGGGACAACCAATCATCCGTTTCTCTAAAAGAAAAGTATTAGCTACGGAGAAAAGCGTAACAAACAGTATGTTGTTTTATGGCGCTCAATTTGGCTATAAACCCGTGTTCGTGGTTCAAGTACGCTGGTTCGAATATGAGCAAGAATCATTTTTAGAATGTGAGGGCATTAAGTATGTTATTCGTAGAGCATTTAAACCCGAAACTGGAGAATTTACAGAGTTGCAATGCGAGGAATTAACTGGAGATAAATATGAGTTATGATCTTGAATCAGAAATTGCTAAAGCTTTAGTCAATTTTAACGAAGAAGTTTCCAAAGAAATTGGAGAAATCGTTGATGATTTAGCAGACAAGACGGTTTCAAAATTAAAAGGAGCATCTCCTAGACGTACTGGAGATTATGCCGATGATTGGGACAGTAAGCTCAACAAACGAGGAGAACGAGTAATTTATCAACCAAAAGAATATCGGATTGCTCACTTGTTAGAATTCGGTCACGCCCGAAGAAATGGAGGACGCAATGTTACAGCCAAGCCTCACATCAAGGAGATTGAAAACGAAGTAATCAAAGAATTCGAGACGGAAATTAGAAGGAGGTTAGGAAGCTAAATGATGACACTACAGGAACTATATATAGAACTCAAAAAACTTCAATTACCTGTTCAGTACTATATGTTTCAGGAGGGGCAAGCACCTAGTTTACCTTACATTATTTATTTTAATCCGTCAGAACAGCATGCAAACGCAGATAACTTAACACATATTGTTGCTAAAGATGTGATTATTGAAGTTTATTCAGAATTTAAAGATTTATCATTAGAAGATAAATTGAAAGAATTATTTAATCGAAACAAACTAACATATACATTCCAAGAAACTTATTTAAAAGAAGAACGAATGTATATGGTAGCATATCAAATTACACTATAAGGAGAGATTTATAAATGGGTGCAGAACAAACACAATCACCAACACAAACACCACAGGCAGAAAATAAAGTGACGTTCGGTTTAGAGAACGTTCATTGGAGTAAGCCGACTATTCAAGCTGGAGATGAAATTCAATATTCTAAACCTGAAAAAATGCCAGGTTCAGTTGAATTACAATTAGATCCACAAAGTACAGATATTAAATTAAAAGCAGATAATATCGACTACTATGTATCACAATCAAATGATGGATATACAGGAAAATTAGTTTTTTATAACGTATCAGAAGAATTTCTACAATATGCAGTCGGTGAAGAACAAGTCGATGAATTAATTGCCGAAAGAAGCAGCTCGCATGGCGAGCCTATTACGCTCTTATTCCAGATTGAAGGGGATAAACATGCGATTCGACATTGTTTAACACAAGTAGTTGTAAAACGACCAAAAGTAGGTTCAGCAACAAAAGATGGTAACAACTATAACAAAGTTGAACTAGAGTTTATCGCTAGTCCACGTCCAAATGACAAGGTTGTTAAATATAAAACTTCTAAGAAAACTACACCAGCAACTTATAAAGCATTCTTTGATTCAGTTAAAGCTAAGATCTAAAAGGAGATTTAGATGAAACAAACTATTACTATTAAAGGCCATCAAATTACTTTAGAAAGTAATGCCTTCACAACACTTTTATATAAAAAACAATTTAATAAAGATTATTTTAAAGAACTGCTACTTGTAGCAAAGGTATTTAATGGTCAACAAGCATTTTCTTTGGAAGATTTAACTGAAGAAAGTTTAGAAGCGTTTGATTCGGAGTTGTTCTATCGCTTATTCTGGATTTTTGCTATGACTGCAAATCCATCAATTCCAGATTTTTTAGATTTTTATAGAGAACACTCTTATTTAGAACTTAAAGACATTATGCAAAATGTCGGAACAATGTTGGAAGCATCTTTAGTTACTAAAAAAAAACAGACACAAGTGAAGAAGCGAGTGAAGAAGTATTCACGGTAGAATCGTTTTTACTATGCTGCAAAGAGAGTGGGTTATCTATTGAAGAGTTAAAACACTTAACAGTTGGAGGAGCTTTAGATTTTCAGACGGATTATGTTGAATTACATACTCAAAATAAATCTGAACAAGGTGTTTCCAAAAGAGCGACTCAAAGTGATATGGATAACTTTTAGGCTACTGAATCTCAGTAGCCTTTTTTATTTGAAGAAAGGGGTGAGAGAATGGCAGGAAATATTAAAGGTATTACGATTGAATTGCAAGGTAATGTGCAACCGCTAGAACAAGCTCTTAAAAAAGCAAATGCTGCTGCTAAAAGTACAGCAAGTGAAATGAGACAAGTGGATAAAGCTTTGAAGTTTAATCCTGCCAGCGTAGAATTAATCACTCAAAAACAAACTTTACTTTCAAAACAAATTGAAAATACAAAAGAAAAACTTACTACATTAAAGAATGCGCAAGCCGAAGTTGAAGCGCAATTTAAAGCAGGTAAGATTGGAGAAGAAAATTATCGTGCTTTTAAACGTGAGTTAGAAACAACAGAAAGCACATTAACTCATTACAAAACACAATTAACAAATCTTAATAAAGAACAAGAAAATCTTGGCAAGTCTACTGAAAGATTATCAAAATTCTTTTCTGCCACTGGCAAGGACATAGAAGCCTACAGACACGTTTTAGGAGACAAGCTGACTGATTCTATCAAGAATGGTAAAGCATCGAGTAAAGATATGGAACGTGCGTTAGAGTTGATGGCTAAAGAAGCTTCTAACGGTAAAGCTGATGTAAATGCTCTAAGAGACGCTTTGGATAAGCTAGACGATGGTGGAAGTATCCAAAATGTAAAAAAAGAATTAGCAGAAGTTGGAGAAGTATCAAAATCTTCTGCTGAAAAAACAAATAAAATTTTATCACAAGGTAATTTACAACAAGCCTCTCAAGTAGCTTCACAAGCTGGGCAATCAATGATTGAGTTTGGAAAGAGTACTCAAGAAGCATTCAAGAATGTAGATGCCGGATTCGACATCATCATCACTAAGACTGGAGCAACAACAGACGAAGCTTTAGACGGGTTAAAAAAAATCTATGACCAGTTAGCTGTAGATTTACCAGTAGATTCTTTTGAAAAAGTAGGGTCGGCTATAGGTGAAGTTAATACACAATTTGGACTTACTGACGATGCCTTAGAAGAAGCATCGAGAAGTATTATTCAATTTGCTGAAATTAACGATTCTGATATTACAGCGAGTACAATTAATGCTAAGAAAACAATAGAAGCATACGGCTTATCTGCTTCTGATTTATCAAGTACGTTAGATACAGTTACGTATGTTTCGCAAACGACAGGTGTATCCGTAGATGATTTATTCTCAAAAATGGTTTCAGGAGCTCCTCAAATCAAAGAATTAGGATTATCATTTGATGAAGCAGCAACGTTAATTGGTTCATTGGAGAAAGCTGGGGTTGATTCGGGAGCTGCTCTATCTAGTATGAGTAAAGCTGCTGTTGCTTATGCTAAAGATGGCAAAACATTGTCTCAAGGATTAGAAGAGACAATCGATAAAATAAAAAATGCTTCTAGTTCTACAGAAGCACTAACGGAAGCTTCGAATGTTTTTGGAAGCAAAGGCGCCGTTCGAATGGTAGAGGCTATTAAACGAGGGGCTTTCTCTCTTGAAAATCTATCAGGGACTGCAGAAGACGCAAGCGGTACAGTAGCACAAACGTTTGAAGCAACAATTGACCCTATCGATAAACAGCAACAGAAATTTAATGCTGTACAATTAGCATTAGCCGAAATTGGAGCTGCAATTGCTGAAGCTATTGCTCCTATCATGGATGCGCTGATTCCAATTCTGAAACAAATTGCAGAATGGTTTCAAAATTTACCTGGTCCAATTAAGCAATTTATAGTGGTGTTGGGAGGGGTTCTGGCAGTAGCGGCATTATTATCTCCAATTATAGTAGCGATAGCTATTGCTTTTACAACATTTGGCGCTGCCATGTTACCAGTGGTTGCTATTATTGGTGGAGTTGTCGCGGTTATTGCAATAGTAATTGCAGTGATTACTAATTTCGGATCTATCGTTGAATGGTTAGAAGGAATTTTCCCTGGACTAGGTTCCACAGTAGAAAGTGTTTGGAACGGAATCCAATCCGTCATTCAGACGGTTATAGGTGCTGTATCTGAATTTATTCAAAACATATTCGGAACATTAGTTTCATGGTGGGAAGCTAATAACGAACGTATTCAGCAAGTAGTTGAGACAGTTTGGAACGTTATCTCAACGATTATTCAAACAGTTCTAACGTTCTTAGCTCCATTCATCCAAGGAGTATTTGATGGTATTTCAATTTACATCCAAACAGTTTGGACTGTAATTACTACAGTTATTCAAGGAGCACTCGATGTAATTCTAGGAATTGTTCAAGCAGTCTTACAAATCTTGACAGGCGATTGGTCGGGAGCATGGGATACATTATCTAATGTAGTATCCACTGTGCTAGGAACTATATCATCAACGATTGAATCAATTATGGGTGGAATTGCTTCGACCATTTCTGGTATATGGGATGGAATTCTAGGCACGACTTCGAGCATTTGGGAAGGTATCAAGGGTGCTATTTCAAGCGCAATTGAAGGAGCATCTAATGCAGTTGGTTCAGCGATTGAAGCAATCAAGGGATTTTTCAATTTCCAAATTAGCTGGCCACATATTCCACTGCCTCACTTCAGCATTAGCGGTTCAGCAAATCCATTAGATTGGTTAAGTGGTGGATTACCAAGCATTGGCATCGAGTGGTATGCGAAAGGTGGTATCATGACAAAACCAACAATTTTCGGTCAAAACGGAAATAATTTGATGGTCGGAGGAGAAGCGGGGAAAGAAGCTATTCTTCCATTAAATGAACACACACTTTCAGGAATTGGGAAAGGTGTTGCAGCACACTTAGAAAATAACGGCGGAGTGAATGTTAATATTTATCCGCATGAATTGATAGTAAGAAATGATGAAGATGTACTTCAATTAGCAACTAAACTGGCAGAAGAAATCCTTAGAAAGATGAAGTTAAAAGAAAAACAAAATGAGAGAGCGAGAGGTGTGATTCTATGATTGGATTCGAAATGAGTATTAATCACGTTAAAAATACAGACTTACCAATTCGAGTTATAGTCGCAGAATATGAACGCCTCTTTTTCTCTGAAAGTAACAACTCTCTTCAAACAAGAGAAAACGGAAGTTCCTATTTTAAAAAGAATAACGAGAGAAAAGTTCAAGTAAAAAACTTTGAAATTCATGTTCATACAACCAAACAAACAGATTTAGACCATTTTAACCGTTGGATAATGCAAGAAAACGTTGAGTTTGAAGCAGATACATCATTAAAAAGAGTATATACTGCATTCAAATTCAACATAACCTCTATGACTAAGCAAGAAAATATATATGTGATTCAGTTGCAAGTAACGTTCTCATTCGAAGGGTTATCTAAAATTGAGAAGACTGCTACTAGAGGAACAAATAAAGGTCAAATCGTTTATACATTTGATAATCAAGGGGTGCTCCCAACAGCACCTCTTTTTAGCTTTACTTCAGGAGATAATTATAAGATGATTAGCTTCATCCATCCTAATGGCAAATATGTTCAATACGGTCATGAGACAGGAGAGGTAATTATTAAACCAAATGATGTAGTAACCTTTGATTTCAGAGCAAAAAAATTAACCATTAACGGTGAGACGAAATATGTAAATATGAGTAGTTCTTGGTTTGAGCTTAGTGTAGGTCAGACAGAGATTGGCATTTTAACTGAACCAAATAATAATATTAGCATGGATGCAAAATTTAAGGAGGCTTGGCAATGATTACTGTAACAGATAGAAAGTACAATAAAATTTGCCAACTTCACTTTGGTTCTATTGGAGAGTTAATCGCATACGATGACCTTTTTGAACAAGACTTAGATACAGGAATTGGTATTTATGAATTTAAAGTAGATAAGACTCATGACTCAATTGCTAATATAGTTGCAGGGTGCTATTTATTTGTGCCAGATGACGAAATCACTCGTTGTTTTGAAATTACACGTATTGAAGAAGATCATGATACAAAGATTATAATTGCAGAAGATGCAGGATTGGATTTGTTAGGAGAAACTGTTCCTCCTTTCAAATCAGAACAAACTCAAAAACTAGATTATTATGTTTCAAAATTCACCTTCGATTCAGGTTGGGAAATCGGTGTAAATGAGGTTGTAGATACTACTAGAAAGTTAGAGTTTGATCAGTATGATACAACTACAAAAAGATTACGTGCGCTAGCTAAGACATTTGACGCAGAGTTAGTATACAGTGTCGAAATGCTACACGATAAGCCTCACAGAAAATTAATCAACTTCTACAAGAAATATAATGCAGATAAAATTATACGGTTAGAATACGGAACAAATGTAACAAAAATCAAAAAAACTACTAATATTGAAAATTTAGCAACAGCTATTCGAAGCGTTGGAGCAGAAGGAATAACTCTTTCAGATTATCAATACAACGATAGTAGATACATTTTAAGTTCTGATGGTGTGCTATATGATCCTATAGAGAACGAACGTTGGAGACGTAACAACGCTTCTTCAGGAGGGTATATAGTAGCTAACTACGAGAGTGAAGCTAAGACAAAAGAGCGGTTGCTAGAAGAAACTATCAAGCAATTAAAGAAAAGAGCGTATCCAGAAGTTACCTATGAAGTAGATTTAGACTTAATAGGAGCTAATATTTTGATAGGTCAAATGGCAGAAATTTCGGATAGCGAGTTTAACCCAGCAATAGCGATATCTGCTAGGGTGACATCAGTTAAACGTTCATTTTCAAAAAAGAATATTGGTAGTGTAAAAATATCCAACGTCACTAGCACAGAAGTATTGTTCAATGAGAAATTACAAAGATTAAGCAAATTGGTACAGGAGAGAGTTTTTGATTCTACTGCTGTACCTTTTGTTTTAGATATCACATCAAGTTCTGGAACTGTATTTCAAAATGGAAATATTCAAACTAAATTAATCTCAAGCGTTTCTAAACTTGGGACGGTTATGACTAATCGCTTCCAATTTAGATGGACTCGAAAAAGTAAGTTCGCATCGGATGACACAGAGTGGAATCAGCGACATTCCAATAGCAGCAATGAACTACAAATTACTGTCAGCGATGTTGATAGAGAAGCCACATTTATCTGTGAGGCTATCGAAGGTAATCAAGTAGTTGCGAGTAATTCAATCGTTATCAAAGATTTCATTGTTAATAAGTCAATAGGCCCAACTCCTCCGTCAAATCCAAGCGTAGGAGATTTATGGACTGATACAAGCGTTCCAGGGAAAGATGTTCCAAAAATCTATACTAATGGCGAATGGAAGCCAGTTCTAAATAAGGATGACAAAGAACTAGAACGACTTCAAAAAGAATTTGAAGAGCGTAACAGAGAACATGCTAACCAATTCGCACAAGTGATGGAAATTATCAATAAAAACGAAGTGAACAACGATACACTTCGTGACTTGACTGGTAAATTTAGCAATATGGAAGACACGTATAATCGCATTATGGCTACTGCAGACGAAATCAAAGGACTTGGCCAACGTACAAAAGCTGTAGAGCTTAATTTAGAGCAGTCACAGCTATTGATTAATACATTGGCATCCAACTTTAGTCTTTCCGAAGATGGTTTCTTACTCGGAAAGAATGGCAGTAAGTTGCAAATCAAAATGACGAATGAACGTATGGAATTTATAGATTCTGGTCGTGTTGTAGCTTTTGTGTCTGGACAAACGATGAATATCGTAAGTGCTACATTTTGGAATAGTGTCACGATTGCCAATCATATTTTTGAGAGATTCAATGATGAGTTTACAACAATTTCTTACGTAGGAGGTGCTATTCTTGGTAAGAATATCTAAAACGACTAACAACGGATATGTTCGCTTAGTGTTAGAAGTCAATGAAACTGCTACGAGTATCGAAAACAATACATCTACTGTATCATGGCAGTTGTGGTTAGAACGCGGAAGTTCATGGGCATACGATTTGTATAATGAGTCGTTAGCGGAAGTAGAAATTAATGGACAAACCATATTAAGTAAGTATGTTAGTTTCGATTTAAGGAACAATGATTGGGTTAGATTTGGAAGTGATAGTATCACTATTCCACATAACGATGACGGGACCAAAAGCATTTCTATATCGGCACGCTTAACTAACGTTGCTGATATGGGAGATATTAGTCGGTTTAGCGGTACAGTTAATCTCTCTACTATTCCGCGTGCAAGCGCAATTCGCTCTGTATCCTCTACGGAATTAGGGAAACCAATTACAGTTAGTATCGATAAAAAAGCTGCTATATTTAGACATCAAGTTTGGTGGAGCGTAAATGGGGGCGCATGGATTGATTTAGGTAACAATAATGATACTAGTGTGCAATTCACAGTACCAATTGATTATGCTAATCGTATTACTAATAGCGATACAGGAACAGTTGATGTGTGCGTTCGAACGTTGAAAGGCGATACAATTATTGGAAGAGACGTCTATTTAAACGGGACGTCTATTTTAGTGCCAAAAAATATTGTTCCAACGTTAGACAGTATTACTGCTTCCGAGAGGACCTCAAAAATTGCAGAGATTATTCCAAAAGGTAATTTCGTTAAAGATAAATCCACAATCAGACTAGAAGCTTTAGGAGCAAAAGGAGCGTATGGTTCTTCTATTGTATCAACGGAGCTATCACTAGGTAATTTAGTCGTTCGTGCGTCTCAAGGCGACTTTCCTGCAAATAATAGCGGAACAGTAACCGCTGTTGCTAAGGTTACTGATTCAAGAGGACGTACGGCTACTAAATCTATACAGATTAATATCGTTGATTATTACGCGCCTAAAATACTAGCGTTCTTAGCAAACCGTGCAGGCAATGGAACGAATAAGACGGTTATCTCTACTGTATTAGCTAATGTAAGTCCATTAATTATAAATGGTTCTAATATTAATCGTTACAATCTCAAAATCCAATATTCAGAAAAGGGGACTAATCGATGGATAGATGCGGTTAATTTATCGAATGAAACGACTGAGATTATCAATCGTCAAATTAATTCAGGTGCTTTCTACGCGTTAGATAAGCCGTACAATTTAAGATTAGTCATTCAAGACAGGATTAGTGATTTAGCTGATTCAGTTATTTTAATACGATCGTCAGAAGTCTTGATAGCACTAGGAGATGGGCGAATTGGTTTCGGAGGATTTCCAGAGTTAAAGAATCAGAATGAATTCTTTAAAGCAACAACGATGCATAGTTCGCTTAATGTCGAAGGTGGCATCCTTTCGAATGGCAAACCAATTCAAGAATTCGCATTAACTTCCAGAGATGGAAAGTCTATCAAATTTACTGGAGATTTAAATAATCTAAAAGCTGCAGGTGGATATTATGCGTATCGAGTCACTAACAGTCCACAAGGGGCTGACAATACAGGCTATGTTACCGTAATAACTCAAGACAGCAATAACAACTGCGTTCAAATGTATGTGCCTGCAAATAAAGATGCAATGTATATGCGTCGTTATTATGCTAATACATGGGGCGGTTGGATATCAGCGTGTGGCGAAATTGATACATGGCACGATGCTAGTTACAGAAACAACTGGAGAACTGCAGGAGATGGGGTGGTTCAATATACTAAAACTGCTGATGGGACTGTGTATCTTCGAGGAGTTGCTACTGGTGGAAGCCTTGCAGATAATGCAGCCATTATCAATTTACCTGTGGGTTATCGTCCGAGTAAGTATATGTATAAGAAAGCACTAAACAATAGTTATCAGGCAGCAATTGTTGGTATTGATACGAACGGAAACGTTACAGTCAAATCAAAGAATGTAGATAATAACTGGCTATGTTTAGATGATATTAGCTTCAAAATTTAAGGAGGAATAGCAATGGAGTTAGAAACAATTAAAAATAAGATTACATCGTTAGAGTCGAGCGTAAAAGAAAAACAAAATGAAATTAATCGACTAGGAGTTGAAAAAGCGCAACTTGACCAAAAATCTCAAAGCTTGAACGATGAGATTCAAC